GTCGCAATCACCAATTGAACCTACTACCTTCGCTTGCACACAGTCTCCGGCAGGTGCTCAACACACCGACGTAGGCGGACTGTCTATCGCATCGGCAGACAGTCCAAGGCCAAGCCACAATCTCGCCATCGTGGTGGGTCCATGGTTTCTGGCCGGGTGGCGCGCAGCCATGCAAGACCCCGCAAGGGGAAAAGCTGCGGGCGGCCCTACGACCGTGTTGAAGCACCCGGCCGCCTCTCTCAACAGGAGGCGTAGAAGGTTCGACGAATCGTAGGAGATCCAAGATGAGACTGAAGGCGATAGCCGGCAAGAGCGCTGGCGACCGGGTTAGTGCAGATACGTGTGACTTCCCGCCCCTGCTGGATTGGATTGAAGTGCTTCAGGACGAGCGGGAGGATCGGCTGGGGTTTGCCAGACGCGCGACGTTCGCGCTGCTGACGCAGTCTGGTGCGAGATTGATCGAAGGCTTCGGTAGCGGCAATCAGAAGGGACTGGAGGGGGCCATGAGGGCAGTGGCGCTGTTCCAAGCGCATCTGCAGGAGATGGAGCGGTTCGCTGGGATAGCCGAGAAGCGGTTGCAGCATGTTGCTGAGGCACTCGCTACTGCCGACTGAGTAGCCGACTCCGGCCGTGCTCCACTACACTGTGACGCTGCGCAGGGCCTATAGCTCAACGGTTAGAGCAGGGGACTCATAATCCCTTGGTTCCAGGTTCGAATCCTGGTGGGCCCACCAACGAATCAGGCACTTAGGATCATCCGCCGTGCCTTCCTCGTCAATCCAGCAGCCTCCGGTGACCGCTCGGTGACCGTTCAGTGCCTGGCAGTGTCTCGGTCTGCCGCTGGCAAAGGCGGGTTGTCAGGCTGCCACCGTGGGGCATTGCTGCGCGCCGCGATCCAGCGCTGAACATCGCTCTGGAACCAACGCGTTCCGCCCCCAATCTTGTGCCTCGGCGGGAAGGTCCCTTTCACCATCTCACGGTAGATGTAGCTCTTCTTCATCCCGGTCTGGGCTTCGACCTGCTCGAGCTTCAGCAGGACTTCGGGGATGCTTTCAGCTGCGCCCATGGGGGCACAAGCCCCATGGGCTTCCAGCGCCGCCGGTGGTCAGAGTGGTGCGGGACCGGGTTCTGATGCCGGAACCAACTTTGGTGCGTGATCCGCTCGAGCTGATCACCCGCATGCTGGTCGGCGGGAGCTTCCGCGAGCCATCGGACGGCCGGTCAACCATGCCACCGCTGACTGCTGCGGACATCGCCGGTGCCATCGGCATGATGCGTGATTCTGTGGCCAAGCAGGCCGTGCTGGCGGTGGCGTTGCGGGGGCAGGGGGGTGTCCCTGTCATCGTTGGGGCGCTCTGGTCAAGCGGGTGATTTGGCAGATTCAGTGGCAGCACGCAGCGGTGCAAAGCCTGCGCTGTGAATGGATGACCCGGCTGACCGCTGGCGCATGAGGCTGGTGCTGCGGGATGCGGTGAACGACTTGGTGTGGCCCGAAGGGAAGATCGCCGCACAGGATGCTGCTAAGGCGGCCAAGATGAGGAAGGGGGACTACCTGCGCGTGTACGGGATCGCAGCCGCGACGCTGCGTCAGGCGTTGGAAGATGGGCGGAAGGAGTTCAGCGGGCGGGTATTCAACCGGGTATAGCAAAGGCGTGTGGCGTCTATGAAATATGCGTTCCGACTAGGCTCTCCTGTAGGCCCATGAGTCAGAGCGCTCGCCATTGAACAATCCGAGGGATCAAGGTAACGTCAGTCCCATGGCGCACCTCACCAGGTGTTTAACTTCCGTCTACTGATTGAGACGGAATTTCAATGTTAGCTAAGGCCGCTGTGCGCACGTTACGTAATCGCGATGTCGCACGTTGTAAGGGTGAAAACGGTGAGGTGCGTCATATATGGATATCGGCAGCCTGCGTTGTGCTTATGATTACGACAAGTTGGGAGCCTTATTTGGTGTCCCAGGTGCTGTACTCAAGAAGAACCTCTATAGCTCTCGTGGCTACACTGATTTTACTATCCCTAAGAAGTCAGGTGGAGTTCGTCTTATATCCGCGCCGGGGCGACTAAGGAAGCAACTTCAGCGTAAGTTGTTACCCGTTTTGGATGGTGTCTATAAAATGGGCCCCGGTGTGCACGGCTTTGCGAAAGGTCGGAGTGTTAGAACTAATGCGCTGCCTCATGAATCCAAAGGCTTGGTAATTAATTTTGATTTAAAAGATTTTTTTCCATCCATCAGCTTTCAGCGCATACGGGGTGTCTTTCTGGGGCATCCATTTCGACTTGATTGGACAGTCGCTAACATCCTCGCACAGATGTGTTCTCTGGATGGAGTGATGCCTGCTGGCGCTCCGACTTCCCCAGTTCTTTCAAATATCATATGTGCGAAACTGGATAAGAGGCTCTCAGCTCTCGCAGCTCGTCTTGGTGGGAGTTATACCCGCTACGCCGATGACCTTACATTTTCGTTTGATAGGTCTTTAGCGAAGCTTAGCAGTGTTGCTATACTCGATGAGGAAGGTAAGCCTGCTGTAGGGGCTTCAGTATCAGAGATTGTCACGTCCGAAGGATTTTCCATTAATATGGAAAAAATCCGTATTGCCGCGAAGGGGAGTCGCAAGACGGTTACTGGACTGGTCGTCAATGAAAAGGTAAATGTGAAGCGATCGTGGTATTTAAGCCTCGAGTCAACCATTTACGCAGTCGAGAAATTTGGAATCCACGCTGTTGCAGCGAGGGAGTTTCCTCAGGAAGAAGTGCCGGGTGTCGCTCCCGCTAGGCTACTTCGCCAACTTCATGGAAAGGTCTCGTACCTCAGGATGATCCGCGGCAAGGGTGATTGGCTTGCTGCTGACATGGCTCATCGCTTCAACATCCTTCATGGAACTGTTCGGTTGAGAGTTCCAAGTGTTGAGGTGATCAGCAATCTGAATCGCCAAATCCGTGGGGCCCACATCGTGGTTGCATATGCTGCTGATGTTCCCATGTTCGATCCGACCGAGGAACAAGGCACTGCTTTCACAACTCCGTCCGGGCTTTTGGTAACAGCTGCACATGTCTTAGAGCACGAAGCCACAAAGACGTTGCTACCGTTTGTCTACGTGATGAACGAACGGAAGCTATCTTTGGCTGCCTGTGACGTCCTCGCTGTTGATTGGGATAGAGATGTCGCCATTCTCCGCGTGCGAGATGACAAGAATCGTGTCAGTGCAGAACGTTCTCGCTATAGGCTTGGGCAAGACCCTCGTCAGGGGGAAATCCTAACCAGTATTGGTTATCCAGACTACGCGCGGGGTCAGCATGCCTCAGCGTTTGAAACGCCAGTGACGAAGCTTTTCAAGATTAAAACATCACCTTGCGGACACGAAATTCATAAGGCGAGAGTGGGTGGTCCAATCCAAGGGGGTATGAGCGGAGGGCCGGCAATCGATTCGAACTTTGAGGTTCGGGGAGTCATACTCAAAGGGGTGGCCAACACTGGTGGTGTACCTGAGATCATTGCTATCAGTGAGGTCCGCAGAGTCGCTCAAGCGAACGGACTTAAGCTTTGAGGTCTTTTCTTTAACCAGGCTCTCAGCTCTTCACAACTGCACAGCTCTGATACACATCTGCAGTTCAATCATGCCGCGGTCCGACGCGCGGCGCTTCGATGTTAAGCAATATTACCGCAGTCGCCGCGAACCTTACCGCATTCCCCCGACTGCGGTAAGGAACCTTACCGCCGTTGCAGCGGGAACCAGACTTAGGCGACAGTAGCCACCGTGGGTGAGGTTCCAACCCACCCGCGCTGCGGCTGATTGCGCGCTCCGTTGCCATGGCCGGTACCCGCACAGGCGCAGAAGGTGGGCAGCCCGAACGCTACGAGAAGCATCGGCCGGCGGTGACTGCCAGAAGTCGGGTGGACAGCTGGCATCGCAGGCGCAGGCCCCGCCCGTGATCCCGGCTTCACGCGCCGCACGCTATCCACGGCGGTCATGGACCTCATACGACTGCTGCGATCCCTGGAAGAATTCCTCTACGAGCTGGTCGGCTGGCTGGTGTTCTATCCGCGGATGTTCTGGCGGGTACTGATTCACCCCGGCGAGGTCGCGCTCTACACCCGCCGCGAGCTCGGCAAGGATCTGGAGCACAGGTTTTCCGATGCGATCAGCCCGGTGCTGATGCTGATCCTGTCGGTGGCCATCGCCCATGCGCTGGAGATGGCGCTGCGCATGTCCTCGCCCCGACTCAGTACACCGGTAGGGCAGCTGCTTTTCAGCAGCGAGCAGGGGCTGCTGCTCACCCGCTCTGCGGTGTTCTGCGTGTACGCGCTGGGTGCGGCACTGGGCACGCTTCGGCGCCAGCGGCTGCCCGTGAACCGCGAGACGCTGCGCGAGCC